ATTATGATGGCAGCAACGACTAACGATATTACAGGCGACCGATTAGCCAGCCGAGGCAATAGCGAAAAGTTTAAAGCTAACTTTGATAGGATATTTGGTAAGAAGAAAACCGCCACTATTAAATTCAAAGACAGGGTGACGCTAGGGCTATCTCCAAGCACTGATTTAGAAACCTGGGATTGTCGCAGCGAAGTAGAAAAGGCGGCTGATTCATTGCTAACTTTGCGATATGCCGGCAACAAGATCGAGCCGACAATATGAACAACTACTTAATAGAGTACACAAAGAGACTTCGGGGGAGTAAGGTATGCTGGATCGAGTTTTGATAAGAAAGTTTTGTGAGTTGTCAGGCCACGGCTATGACGCTATTTATAAGAAGTGCAATAATGGGGTGTTTACCGAGGGCAAAGAATTTTTTCGCGCTCCCGACAATCACTATTTTATAAGCATATCGGGGTTTGAAAAATGGGTAGAAAGTACACAGGTGTTAGCGCCCGTAGTGAGGCGACAATCGAAATCACGTTCACCTACCAGAATAGTCGGTGTCGAGAGACAATCAACCTCAAGCCTACGGCCTCTAATCTAAAGAGGGCTTCCAACCACCGCGCCTCGATCCTGCATGAGATCGACACAGGGGTCTTTGATTACGCTGCTGTGTTCCCTGATTCACCCTCATTGCATAAGTTTGCAAACCTCATACTAGACACAACCATCGAGCAAGTGCTGCGGAAATGGTTGTCTATCAAGAACCCTCAGCTACAAGCATCCACTAGGGATAGCTACAAAAAGATCGTATTCAATCAGCTTATGCCTCAGTTCGGTCATTTATCTGTCCATGAGTTTCGCGCCCATCACATGAGAGATTGGATAGTTTCTTGCGCCAGCATGGGTAATAAGCGAATCATCAACGTAGTCTCCCCTATGCGTTGCGCACTTCAACTGGCAGTGAAGGATGAAGTCATTGATAAAAACCATTTACACCTATTTGAATATAAACGGGCCGAGACATACGCCCAAGTTAAAGCCAAGGCTTTAAAGCTCGACCCATTCGTCCCTGACGATATGAACCTCATCATCGACACAGCCACGGGCCAAGAACGGAACCTATTCCAAACCGCGTTTTGGTCAGGTATGAGAACAAGCGAACTCTGCGCCCTACTATGGAGCGACATTGATTTCAAGAATGGAACCATTAGTGTCGATAAAGGATTAACCCAAGCATCCGATGAAGCGGAACCACCTAAGACGGTAGCGGGTGAACGATTGATTAAGATGCTGCCCCAAGCTCGTAGAGCGTTACTGGCTCAAAAGGAATATACATTCTTACAAGACCAAGAAGTATTTCACGACTCGCTTCATGGAAAGCCTTGGGTTGGTGATCAGCCGATTAGAAAACGCTGGACTGCTATTTTGAGGAAAGCGGGTGTTCGTTATCGCAGACCATACCAAACGAGACACACTTACGCATCGATGATGTTAACGTCTGGCGAACAATTGGGCTGGTTCAGTAAACAGTTGGGTCATAAGAATGCGAACGTCACCACAAGCATTTACGCTAAATGGATTGAAACCATCGATTCTGACTCAGGCAATCTAATTGATGAGAAATTCGGGGACGGTGGTTCGATTTCCAAACGAGGAACCGAACTGGGAATACTGGTTAAAAAGTAACCAAATATGGTCTAAAATTGGTACAAATGCCACACCCACGCCACAAGCCACTTGTAAGTCATTGATTCATATAGGATAGACGGGGGTTCGACTCCCCCCATCTCCACCACTTGGAAGTAATAAAAGGCAGCGTTTTCAATCACTTGAAGCGTTGCCTTTTTTCGTTGTGGCATAATAAACGCCTATATTTGCCACAGATTGCCCTTGTCATGCCACAAGATCTGCCACAGTATTAGATTCCACTAATGGACTTTCTCTGTTTCAAACAGAACAACTCCAATTACATTGAAGAATTTTATTATTTTTTATCTATGGACTTTTATTTATTTTCCATAATCTCTTTACATCCTTTCTAATTGTCCGTACAATATAGTTATTGAATCAAGTTAATAGATAAAAGGTAAATGATTATGAATACTTACACTAATTTAGAAGTTATCACTTACAACGCAATTTTTGAAGTATGTGGAACGGATATAGGCGCAGACATTTTAGACATTACTCAAATTACTGGTGAGAGTGCAAATGTTTTACGAGGCGTTCTTTCTTCACTAATTAAAAAAGATATGATCGCGGTTGTTGATGATGAAGCCGCTACTTTATTTGCACCTTATGCTAATGGCGAATGTTATTGCTTTGGCGGCGAATCACTTACGGATGCAGAGCTTGAATTATTTAAAGAACTAAAAGCATAACAATAGGGGCTTCGGCCCCTTGGAGAACCACATGAACGCACCAACCAATACTTATGAAGCACTTGTATTGTCGCTTAAACTAATCTTAACAGCCACAAGTGATGAACAAATGAAAAAAGCCACCGATATGGCAGAAACATTAGCGAATTCTTTGTCTCCGCCTGAACTTGAGAGAGCTATGCTTGAAGTTGATTCTGAGATGAAAGAAGCTGAAAGTGAGCATGGTATGACAGGTCTAAGGAATGCCGCGAAAGCAGTAACTAAATCATCACGCCTTGAGATACGCTGCACCCCTCAAGAGAAAGCGGCATGGGTTCATGCTGCTGAGGGTAAGAAGTTGGCTGAGTGGGTTACTGATGCGCTTAACGAAGCGGCTAATAAGGAGGTGATACATGATTAAATACAAGATGGGCAAAGATGAAGCCCCATCAGAGTTTAGGTTTGTTGTGTATTTTGACACCAATACTGATATGCAAGTCAAGTTAATGGAAGATGATGATATTGACATTATTGTTGAAAATAACCTTTTGTGGGGCTACGTTGATATGCCTTGGGAAATAGACGGGTTTGTAATGCCAAAATATTTGGAAGATTAAGGAAGAATAGACTATGACAATAGCAAAATGTACAGAATGTAATACGCCACACCCTGATTTAGATTTTGAACTTTATAGCAGTTTTAAAGACAAGCCGCTAATTGGTTTTTGGCTTGATGATAATGGTGTTTGCGAAAACTGCTTTCGCACCGACAGTTATGTAATAGTGTTAGAGGATATTCTGAAAGATACTGTCCTTGGAAGCATCGAATTTGACTATGGTGAAGGTTCTCATAAAATAACCAAGCTATTGCGAGATTATGCAGACAAAATAGATGCCGAAGCAAATAAGCATAAGCACAAATGGGAAAGTTTAGTTAAGTGCGGAGTCTAGGGGAATTACTTAGACACGCCTTTTAGTTTCTCGACTGTACGCAATCCAGCTAAACCCAACATGGCGAGGGTTAGCTCAAGCATGGCATCTAGTGGTAATTCTGGGCTACCTGCTTCTGGAGCTAACCACTGGAGCATAGGGTTAATAAAAAAAGCGAATAGAAAGCCCAAAGCACATACCCACATTAAAGCTGGCCTAGCTCCTGCTACGAATGTTGATCTATGGCCTGCTTGAACTTTACTAATCTCGGCCTGCAGTAGAGCAGGCTGCATAGCTAGACGTTGTTTAATGATAGTCGCTTGCTCACGCTCATCATCACTGGTGAATATCTGATCTATGATATTGCCCACAGCAACAATAGGTTCTACTACGCTGCCACCACCTAATAAACTCGAAAGCCAGCCCATAATTAATCCTTTAGCTCAAAATGTGGGAAGTCCTGCCAACTTTTCCACAAGCCACCCCACTTTAGCTTATGACCCAACTGGGAAGACGCTTGAAGCATAGCCGCTGCTATAATTGCTAAATGTTCTTTTTCCCATGAGGCTTTACCGTCAACGTAAGCGTACACATCCAAAGCCCGTCCTGATTGATGGTATGATTTATTGATGCGTCCATCTGCCTTTGACTTTCCAGCGGTAAACAACGCGGCTTGATCTGAGGTGCTTCGCAGGCCACCAGTGCTAGGGATGCCGAAATCAATATTAGTAATTTTAATTGCCAAGTCACTTATGTCTAATAGCCTTTGGTCGCAGCCTGCTCGATGGTTTAATGAGTTTTGCCCAAGTTTGAACATTATGCCGCCTCATCGTATAACTGAGTTATACCTACTCTAAATCGTTGGGTTTCTCCCCACACTGGGTCGTAAATCACAGCAGACATTGAGCGTCCTGAACCGTAACCCGCTTGGTGGTGATATTCGTCAACGGCTGCCAAGCTGTTCCAGCTTTCAAACAGCATGGCCCCTCCCACCTCGGACTGTTGTTTGTGGTGTATGTGGCCGAGGTGACAATATCGAGCCGTGGTCTCACCCCATAGCTTGGCGTGATTTCGCGTGAAATATTCATAGATGCGTTGATGCTTGATGCCTTTATCGCCATGATGACTTGTTAGTAATACGCTTTTATATTGGTAGTGAATGAATTTTGAAACATTAGAAAGTACATTTACTCTTGGTTCATCTTCATAAAAGACGGTTAACATGGAATTTATTACCATGCTTAGGTCTTCATCGTGATTTCCGCGTGTGTTCATTAAGGTGACTTTCTGATTAAGTTCTAAAGCCCACTCCACGGCTTGTCTATAAATTCTTACAGCCGATTCTACCGAGTCAATCCAGTGACCCGAACTGTCTAGGCTCGTTCCAGCGGCAGTGATATTGGGGGTATTGCAATGTAAAAAATCACCTACGTTAAGGAGTAAAAACTCAGTGCCTTTGCCGCAATTAGTTATGAGGGTTTTTATGGCTTGTAAAGTCACCTTTTCTGCAATGGATAAATCCCAATCCCCACCACCGTAATTTCGCTTGACCAACATTCCTATATGAGCATCACCGATGATTACGGTAGCTAGGCGCTCTTTAACGCCCTTGTCAGGCTTGAATGGTAATGGCTTATACTTCTTTAACTCTTGGCTTAAACCGTCTGCCACGCCCTGCAAGTCAGCCACAAGGCTCTCTTTTCTGAGTGAACTTTTCACCCACTGGCGCAGTGGTTCCCCTGTCTGTAGGTCGTAGTAGGTCGAGATCCCTTTAGCCTGATGGGTCGATGGAACGGAGTGAGTCATATCGTGCTGAGGACTCCAGCCACGCCTAGCAGCCTGCTCTTTTGCGCGTTTCAATGTGCGCTCTAAACCACGGTGGTTAATCCCTAATGCTGTAGCTGCTTTGGCCTGAGAGCCATGCTTTATAACTGCGTCAATAATCTGACCCTGACGCTCGGTTGCGAACTGTTTAAGGCTTTTTAGATCCATGACTAGCTCCGTAACATAAACGCTACACTCGATACTAAAGCTGCGATGAGAATGCGAACAAACCACTCGTTTGAATTGCTTGTTTTAGAAGTCATTGCTAACTTAATAGCATGTTGATCAATAGCTTCACTATGGCGATTAAGGCGGTTATCCTGAACCACGTTGTGATCGACCAAATTCTCCAGTTTTATAGAATGCTCGGTCAGCTTTATCATCGCATCAGCTAACTTATCTATCTTTGCTTCCAACCTATCAAAACGTGCAGCTTCCATCGCATTAATACCCTTCTATGTGCTGAACTAGATCAATACGATCCTTTATAGACTCGCAACTTGTCAAAGTCGCCAGATAACATCTTACGCTTAACTACATCATCCATAGCTGGGTCATCCCAACCAATACCCGCTTCTTTAAGCCATTCGCTTATTAGTGCAGCGTCTATTACGCCTACTAACTTTGAGTCACCAAAATCAGCATTGCCGTTCTGTCGTAACTCTTCTGCGCGATCCAGCATAGGAGTCCAATCCTGCTGCTTAACGTGGATTAACTTGCCATCTTCTTCGTACCACTGTTCGGAAATCTTAGCCATGATTCTTCCTTAAAAAAAAGGAGTGCCGAAGCACCCCCTTTAGCTAGTTAAAACTATGACCTAAGATGTTGTACAGTCAGCGATCAAGCCTAACGCCTTTTCATTTCTGACGACCAAAGTGGATTCGCACAGAATTTGACGCTTCTCGTTATCGCCTGTTTTAGATAACGCTTCGTTCTTCATTGCACGTAAAGATGCAAGTGCTAGCTTATCTTTCTGGATAATCCACACATCTTTGGCTCTATTATGGCGCGATGGCGTAAACGTAACACTGCCCCAGGGCGTCATATAAACATTTAACAAGTTTTCAACCTTGCCAGATGCGCCTGTAGAACGCTGGTTGTTGTTACCAGTAAAGCCTAGTGCCTTATTCATTTGGAAAGTAGACAAATAAACAGTATCTGGCTTTCCACCTTCTGCCCAGATTTCCTGCATACAAGTATCAAAGTCAGCTTGACTAAATACAGTTGCAGTTCCGTCTGTACGAGCATTAGTGCCGTTACCAGTAGGGTTAGAACCGCCATTACCTACGTTAGTTACGTTGGTCTTAACGAATGAACCTAAACCACCCAATTCGCGAGCAGTAGTAGCATTACCAGCTACGCGAGCGTTGTTAGCGAACAAAGACATTTCAATGTCAGTTTTTTGTTCAGCAGCAATTTTTACGATTTGATAAGACATTTCTTTACCACGACCAGCATTCTTAACGCTTTCATCCGTACCTGATATAGTACAAGCGTTCTTGAATATCTGGGTGTAGTTTCCAAGCCTAGCTGTGGCTGTAACTGCATCACCAGCAGTATCGTTTCCTTCAATATGAGCATTCGTTGCAATCGCTGCACGATTTGCATCAGTTTGCCATTCGTGTAGTGTGTTGGTTGCGCTCACCTTGGCGATAGAGCTAAGTAAAGGAGTTTCTTCTGGAGACACGTTATAGATGACGTTACTAAGGTCTTCGCGTATACCAACAGAATCGTATGTGTCAAATGTGTTTGCGGGTTGTGCCATGATATTTCTTCCTAAATGATTGATTTAAATAAAGTTAACTATTGAATAGCAATGCAGCAGCATCGTGCGCGCTGCCTGATTTCTTCAACTTTGACATTAGCTTGCCTTGCGCTTTCTTAGCAGAATCAGGTTGCTTTTTAGTGCCAGCTTTCATTAATGGGCGGGCTTTTTTGAGCTTTGCTTGCACAT